GCAGGCGCGAAGCGGGTGCTACTTGGTTCAAGTCAAGAGTGGGCGACGCTATACGAAATTGGAGGGTGTTTCGGCGAATACGTGCAATTGTGACAACAGCACGATTAAAGCAGCGTGTGCGTCCGTGTGTGGGGGGAAACTCCAAACTGAACGCGTGGAAGGGACCACAACACACACTTCATCGTCGTCGTGTGACAATGACGTATGTTCTTGCAAGGAATATCGGCCGCAGTATTTCAAGGAAAACTTTTGGGATACCTTTGTCTATTACGCAAGCGAAGCGGGGATGATTATCGACGATGGGTTGCATTTGGTCGATGCCGGTGTCAAGAGCCCATCCGCGTTCATGTCTTGGTTCAAGTACGTGTTGATCGCGGCGGGGGTTATTGCGGTGCTGGTGGTTATTGGTTTCCTGGTGAAAATATTTAGAAAATAAAGCAAAAAAAAAGACCTCGCAACAAGGCCGCAGAGTTAAATAAATAAAACGTTTCCAAAAAAGTAAAAAAAAAACTAACTCACGCCAAAAAAAAGACAACGCATTTATTCATGAACGTGTGGGCGATTGGTTTCTTGGTTCTCTTGCTTTTGTTAATCACAGTGATGCTGGGTTTGCTCGTTTGGCTTTCGACCAAAAACCGGGCCGCTGACTTGCGGGAAACGAACCAAGGAATTCCAATCGGTCCGGTGCCTCCGCAGAGCCATCCGATTAAACCCACGGGATTTTGCTTACCTCAAAAAAGCACGGACGGGTTCAAGGAATGCACGTCCAGTTTAGAATGCAAACAATGTACGGAAAAGCCAAATGGCAAATACCTGGAGTGCGCTTCGGTGCCCTATAACCAAACCGTGACCGTAAACGGAGCGCAGCTGACAAGTGATGGGAAAAATTATTGTCTGCCTCCGAAATTCAACGTGTGCACACCAGGGTATTCCGAGAGCGTGTGGAAAGCCGAAGGGGGGCTGGAAAATTGGGAGTGCGATTGCACGTACGACGCGAAATACAATGTCTTCAGACAAACGACTCATGATTCGGATTGCAATGTCAACGTGGCGTGCAATCGGTACGACTACATGGTCTGTAACAACGACGCCCTGAAACCGTGTACTCAGGACACGGATTGCGCGGACGCCGGCAAGTGCGTGGCCACGGCGAACAGGTTAGTGTCACGACCCCGGGCGTTCGTTGCGGATCAGTGTTCGATGAACCAAGATCCGGAATGCGAGCAAACGTACGTTTCCAATTTTGCTCGATCGGACGCCAAGCCCACCGCCGGCACGGGAATGCCCGGGAAGCCCCTTTTGGTTAAAAAAGAAGCCGACTCGGAGGGAAATCTTCTGGGCATCACCAGGGTCAGCTGGGATCCGAATCTAGACGGGCCGTTGCTTTACGATGATTTTTACCCGGCCTGGATGGCCGAGGGCAAAATCAACCCAAATTGCACGGAACAAACGAATCCCGGGTGTTCCGTGGCGCTCACTGATTGGGGTGGGGAGTGCCGATGCGACCCCAACCAAAATCTAATTTCGTGGAAAGACTACCAAGAAGCAACCGCCGTCGTGCCGCCCAGCAATGCGACCGCCGCGCGCATCCAAGTGCAAGAAGAATCAAGCCAATTTTTTTCGTGCCGCCCAGATACGTGCCACGTGCCCGTGTATAAAAAAGTTGGGGAAGGCGACCCCGGACCACGGTTGGTGACGCCCGACAATACGAAATATCTGTTTTCTAACGCCCTCGGTGAGGTGCCAGAAAACCTGGCGCCCTATCAATGCTGGTGTGGCAACGTCAAACAAAACGAAGCGGATAACACTTTTAAAAGTTGGCTGCCTTATAAGCAAGAAAACCAACCCAATGCTCCCCCAACTTGCCGCGAAGACCCGTGTAATCCAAATGGATATTTCGATCCAACGGCAACCGACAAAGATCATCCGGAGCGGAAGGGGCTTTGTATTTGCAAAAATAACAGTACCGAGCAAATCAGCGCTCAGTGGCCCTTTTCCAAGTGTGTCAACATTTGTGACCGCAATATTTGCGGCACCCACGGACGGTGCGTGTACGACGACAAGGCAAAAACCTACAAGTGCATTTGTGACAATTGCTACGGCGGCGAGCGGTGTCAAATTCATCAGCGCCACCGCAGTTTCCCCTGCGATAGCGACGACCAGTGCTGTGGAAATTTAACTTGCAAATTCGGAGAATGTTATTAAGTTAATCAGTGGCACCCAAATTTGCCCTTTCGGTCGCACGTTTTGAAGGGCCCGTTGACTCCGATGCAGGTGTAACACTTCACGCAGCAATTGAGTTCCTCACAAGTTTGACTGCCGCTATCTGGTCCCGTTTCTCGGCACGATTCACAGGCGCTGCCGTCAGCCGTTGGTTTGAAGCCGCGTCCACACTCGCATCTGTAGGCGAATGTTTTGGTCGGATCGAAGACGCACTTCCCGTTGAGTTGACACAGGGATTGGGACAGTTTCGGGGGGCACGGATCGTAACACATGTGTCCGAGTGAATTATTCGCTATTTGGTCGGCCGCGGATTTGTTTTCATTGTATTTGGTAATGTCCAAGTTGTAAAACCCGCTCGCAGTGTCGCACTCACAGGCGTTTGTGGCGGGGTTCCAATGCCCGTGCCCGACTTCCCAACTGGCCGGATACCTGCGATCGCCCGAAATTCCCATACACGGGTCAAGCCCACAGACCGGTATCTCGGTCTCTGCTAATTTCATGTTGACCAGACCCGTCCTTTCCGGCTGGGAATTCGCTGGGACGCCGGGGTCAAAACACGTCGTCGTATCGCCCTTCAGCACCACGTTCCCGATTTTGCGATCCGTGCACGCGTTTTTGTATTCGTAGGCCCCGGTGGTTTGATTTATGCCCCACAGCAACCGAGATTCCCCCGAGCAAATGCAACTGTTCAGCGCGGCGTCGAACCGACCCGCGCGCTGCATCGTACTAAAACACGTGTCGTTCACGCACGAATTTAACAATGCGGGCTCGTTGGTTTCGACGCCCGGGTTTTTGAACGTGCTGCCCGAAAACGCGTTGATTCCATCGCATTGACACACGGTCGTGGGCACGCACTCGCCCTTGTCCCCACACGGTTGGTCGCCGCTGCAGGCCTGTTGCCAGTCCTTGGAACACCGCAGTTCGGCAGGTGGAACGAGGGAATCGGAAGCCCACTCCTTGCCAATCTCTTCCGCTGGACCCACGTTGATCAAAAGTTTCTGAGCTTTTTGCGTTTGGGGCAGCGCTAAATGGTTGTCACAGGCAATCAGGGTCGAGCAGTCGGCGCCGCCAAAGACGCTGGGATATCGGCACTTGCACTCCCATTTCTGGGTCACGCCATCGTCGACCCAAGTCGGGATTCCGTTGGCCGGGTCACAATACGCCGGCCGCGGTAAACAAATACTGCGGTCCGCATCGGCTTTGCACGTGTGTGAATTAATACTGACGTCTTCGTCCTTTGCGACGGCGACGCATTTCATTTGAATCGCGCTTCCCAACGTGTCGTTGCACAAGTCGCAATCCGAATCTTGCTTACAGGCGTGGAATTTCGAGAAATCACACCCGCCATCTGGCAGGCATTGTTTTAAGTTGGGCAAACAATAGCGAGCGGCGTCGTTGGCGAACATCCTTTGCTGCACTTGCCGGACTTCGGCGGAAGCTTCTTGGCAGCTGCCATGCTCGCACGTGATGCAATCGCTGTCCGATTTACACGGCAAGAGTTTGTTGGCGTACTGCTTTTCGTTTTTGTCGTTGGTGACCATGTCCCAACACGAAGGTGTATTTGACCCTGCGTTAATGGGTTCTCCGATAATCGGATAGACGTTGGGAAACCCCACGCCTCCCGGCAGCGGAATGGCGTCCTTGGGATTCGGCCAAAAAGCGAGCACCAAGATCACGATGATCAGCACCAAAAGGGCTAAAATGATGATTCCAAATAGCGAAACTGAGGCGATAAACAAAGGAGATAGACCTGGCATGCTTTTTTCTCTTTTTGTAATTTTGCAAATAAATAAAATTCTGATTTATATTTCTTTTAACATCTTATGCCTGGTTCTCGGCGGTGGCACTCACATCTACGCACTTGCCTTGGATGGCAAACGGATTCGTGGCGGCATTTATGGGATCGGATTGCCACCGCTGGTAGTCGGGGCACGTGTCCGCGACACACATCGGTGCATCCCGGGTGGCATTCCACCCCGTTTTCACCTTACAGGCTTTGTCCACACATTTCGCACCCAACACTTTGCAATCGGAATCCGTAAAACACGCGCTTGCACAGTTGCAAGTTAAATTGCCCTCCGGAAGACCACCTGTAAACTCGTTGATCCGCCGGCACATGTTGCTCGAGCGGTCTTTGCAATTTCCCTCGGGGAAAATATTATCATAATCGGCACGACAGCGCCACCCCATGCCTTCTATATCGGTCCATCCGCTCCATTCCCAGTTGCCGCCGCACTTGGGATCGCATTCCACCGTGGGTTTCCCGGCATCCAAGCAGAATTTGCCTTCTAAATTCCGGGGGTTGTTCAAGGGTTTCATGTCCTGGCACGTCGCGCGTTGGTTCAGGCACACGGTACAGTCTTTGTCGGTCGCACAGGCGATGGGCACGATGTTGCAATCGGCGGCATAAAAGCTATTTTGCACGGGAGCTTGGGATACGTCACAAAATTGACCGACGAACCCAGGCTCGCAAACACAACGCCCTTGTTTACCGCAGGTGCCATGGAGACACTGCTGGTCTTCGACACACAAAACAACTTTTTGGCGCCGCGAGTTTTGCCAAAGGAAAAGCCCAATAAAACTTCCCACGAGTCCCAACAGAACGATCAACAGAATGACGTTCAGAGTAATAATACCTTTCATCTAAAGCCGTTTGGATTTTATTTTCAATCACATTAAAATAAAACACATGTCGCCTCGGGAAATCCGAATTCTGGTCCTCTGCTTGGTTATTGCACTGAGTCTTTTGCTCGGGCTGCTTGTTCTCGTTCCCATTTTGCGAAATTTTTGTCTACTGCAGTCTGCTTCCTGTACCAGCATCACGTATCAAACACGAGGCAACGAGTTGCTTGTCGAAACTCCCACGGGCCAATTCTTCTGGTTCAACGGGACCCACGTGATTGACTACACCGATACGGTACCGGGGACGTCGTGTGCGGATGCCGTGGGAGGCGTAACGCGACAAGATCCCACTACTATTGGGACCGGGACCGAGAGTCGATTGAATCAAGTGACCACGACGGAATCCAAGAACTTGCCGCCGGGACAGGGATGTGCCCGGTACGATGTGCATAACGTGTGCGTGGAAAAAAATACCACTACGGTCATCACGGCCAAGCAGTTTCCAGGCGTGCAAATCGCTCCGGCGTCGGATTATACGCCCAGATTTACGCTGGATGCCAAAACGATGCAACTCGTCGACGGGCAGGTGACTTGTCAAATTAATTTGGCTATTTTGAAAACGTTTTTCACCGGTCCGACATTTGCGTTTCGGCTTCGGAGAAACAAGAATAACTCGGTGTTGAATGTCTATGAAATTTTCGAATTCCTTGAACGCCGCGGTGTGTTTAAGCCTTCTTCCGTCTAAGCAAGTGCATCACACTCATGCACTTCGTATTGGACAAAAAAAATAACTAATAATCTTATTCTTTTGTCAATTATAAAAAAACGATTGATGACATTGTGGAAGGATAACATTTATGTGGTGATTTTAACATGCAAATCTCCTAAATACAACATTCGCGTGAAAAAATTAAAACAAAGGTTAAAATCCATTGGAATCGATAAATTTCACGTTCACGTGGGGTCAACAATACCCAGCGGCGTGAAAAAAAACAGCAAAACTCTCAGCAAGTGCATTTTTGGATCTCATTACGAGGTTGTAAAAATTATTTCACAGAAGCTTGCACCCACTAAAGACATTTTCATTCTTGAAGACGATTGCCAGTTCTTGGATGCAAAGGCAGGAGAAATAATTTTTGAAAATTATTTGCGTTTAAAACAACAATATCCTCAATGGACTGTTTTTTTCCCGGGCCACGTTCCACTAGGGCCTTTGTTACCATGCTGTTTTGGAAAAGCTAGAAAAATTGTCTATACGACATTTCCATACGCGGCCCATTCTTACATTATAAATGGCCAAAAAATTGCTTCTTTGTTGGCCAGAATCCCCAAACGTATGTGGACGCGGCCGTTCGTTGTCGAAGGGTGGACTCATGTCTCGGTTTCTCAAAAGTTTGCTTTATATCCTCCGATCACGACGCAAAACCAACTGCCGAAAGAAATGGTGGATATTTTAAAATTACGCCAGTTGTCAAAAACACTTCCGCCCCAAATAAAGGAAGCGATCGGGTTAGATTTGGACAACGTCAATGGTGCAAGTTTGGAAACATGCGGTCTTCACATGCATTATTTGTGGATATATTATGTCCCACTCCTTATTTTTGCCGGCGTTGCATGTGTAATGTACCTGGCCACAAAGAATCGTGTTCTGAACTCGGTTGCAAAATAAATTTTTTAATGTATAAAATGCGTGTGGTTGTGTCATTTACCACCGTCCCGGGGCGGATTCGCCATTTACCCGACTTCATATTAATGCTGTCCCAGAGGATATGCCCGCATGTGAACGCCATTTATTTTTGCCAACCTTTGCTGTCCTTAAAAAAAATTCCTTACAATATTCCTGAGGAAACGCAAGTTCTGCTTAAAAAACACAACATTACCACTCTTCACTGCAAAGATTACGGCCCAATCACCAAATTATTGCCGACTTTGGAAGTTGAAACGGATCCAGATACTGTTATTGTCACCATTGACGACGATGTAATTTTAACCGAAGGAACGCTGCAGAACATTTTACACAAAGCCAGGATCTACGATGAATGTGCGTTAAGCTACACCGGGTGGAAAACCGGCCCATCTCTTTGGACATTTGAATTTTTGACAAATCAAAAAATAGACCAAAGCGTTGACTGGATTGAGGGACAGTCCTTAATTGCTTACAAAAGGAAATTTTTACAGGGCACCGAATTGTTAAAATTAACCCAAATGGTTGATTGGGGGCTGCGTCACGACGATCACATTTTGAATTGGCATTTATCAAATCAATTAATTGACAAAAAAGTAATTGCGTTGCCAGAGCATTGTGCTATTATTAAAAGCCATTCCGCTTACGTTGATTCAATATCGGGCAACGTGCTCAAGTTCATATTGGAAGTTTGCAAAATTAGCACATATTTGCGCAAGAAAGGGGTTTATGGAAACCTACCAATTTGCTGGAGTCAATGTTTCGTCTTGGAGATTTTGTTTTCCTTTGTGTGTGTTGGATTTTTAGTTTCCGCGATTATTGCAAAAAAAAAGCATTGGGCGGGTGGGTTGACTTTGTTGTTAATTGGATTGACAATTCACCTTGGCGTCACATTTAAATCAGAATTGAAATATGTATGTGGGCAAAAATTTGCAAAATACTTATTTTGGTTAAAATAGGACAAACACACACACACGATTTGGTGGTGAAAATGATTAACTTGCCGGGTGTGTGTGTTTGTGCTAACAACTCTGTGCGTTATTTTACCTGTTTTACTCTATGCGTGTGGCTGTTTTGGTTGACTCATTAAAAAAAAGTTAAACGTTGGTGTTTTTGAGTTTGACAACGTGAGATGCATTTTGAGCGTACACTTGTAAATCATGTCCATGAACAGAAAATTTTGGTAAATGCGGTAAGTTATCATAGAACACGTATACGTTGCGTAATCTGGTAAAGTAAGGAAGCATCCAATTTATCGCATTGTCCGTTAAATTAAGAACTTCAAAAGACGCTTGGATTTGATCAGAAACATAAGATGCAAGGGTTGGTGACAAACACGGAAGCGAACCAGATGCTATTATTGAAAGATTATTCCCACAAAATCCTCGCTGTAGAAGATCCAGTGCGCATAAAATTGCGTTGGTGCCTCCTTGAGAATGGCCGTATAACACAATCTTGTCCGTCGGTTTTAAATCGGAAAAATCTAACGACAAATCAGAATAAATATTGGCTGCTGATGTTTTTATCGGAACGCGGCGATTTCCATCTCGAAAATCCAGAATATTGTTCCAAGTTTTGAGACCCACATAGCACCCGATCGCCAAAAAAATGATTATTTTGGTCCCAGAATTTACATCCATCATCACAAGACCACCAAAGGTTTTGTTTTTATAAAGAAATCTCTGACATAGAGAAAAATTACCAAGACTTGACAAAAGAGAAACCAGTTCTTTTTCATTTAAAACAGCAAGGGGTTTGTGCAGTAAACAATCAAGAGCGTACAAAAAGGTGAGTGACTCGACATCGATGGCCGTTTTCTCAAACACAGGGTTGAAACTCTGCTGTGACAATACATTCACATGTGCTTCTTTCAGTTGCAGGCGCGATGGATTGGGGTATTTTTTAAAACTTACTTGAAATTTTATGAAAAAGATGTAAATTAACATAATCACGGCAATTGCACTGGTTAGGAGAATCCCCACCCCGACATATCCAAAACGGGATGGCATTTTTATGTTTTTATGTAATGTAATTATTTGTGATAAATCAACCCAGGACGTTCGGTTTTCAGGCATCTCCAATAATGCGTGTGCCATTTTAGCGAACCCAGGTATAAGGACCATGGAGAAGTGGGAACTCGTATAGATTTTATTCTGTGTCCGCTCACAACATGCACACTTTTGTCGCCACTCAGACGATTTATTCGTGTTGGCATAAAATTTTTCTTGTTCAAAAACAAATAAAAAACTCATAATGATCAAATCAGATGCAAAATTTATTCGAAGCGTGAATGACTCAATTCACACCCGAAGAATAGTATCAAACAATGTTATCGCCAGACAAGGATCATTTACAACTCTGCGGGTCGAAGGAAAAAGTGTGAACGGAGACATGGGAAATACGGGACCCACTGGACCCACTGGTCCACCGGGAAGCGCGACGGGGGTCACGGGAATAACAGGACCCACGGGGCCGACAGGGGATACGGGCGCTCCGGGCGTGACTGGTGCAGCCGGAGCAACAGGCTTTATGGGCATCACCGGGCTCACTGGGGTCACTGGAGTCACCGGAATCACCGGGGATACGGGAATTACTGGACCGACAGGAGTCACTGGCGCCACTGGACCTACGGGCACAGCCGGGCCACCTGGAAGTGCAACAGGAGCAACGGGACCCACTGGTTCGACTGGAGTCACTGGAGTCACTGGCGTCACAGGTGTCACCGGCACCACTGGAATGACTGGTGCCATGGGCCCAGTCGGATTTACGGGGCCAACTGGGGCAACTGGGGTCACGGGAACATCTGGCAGCACTGGTGACCCTGGACCGACCGGGGCGACGGGTGGTTCCGGAGGCACTGGATCGACGGGTATCACTGGAGGTACTGGATCCACGGGTAGCACTGGAGTGACTGGGGCGACGGGCGTTACCGGAGGAACTGGAGGCACTGGGGTGACGGGTGTTGCCGGAGGAACTGGAGGCACTGGGGCGACGGGTGTTACGGGGACCACTGGATCTGCGGGTGTCACTGGAGGCACTGGATTGACTGGGGTGACGGGTGCTACCGGAAATACTGGATCGACGGGTGTCACTGGAGGCACTGGATTAACGGGCGTTACTGGAGGAACTGGAGTGACCGGAGCGACCGGAGCGACCGGAAACAATTTCGGAACCGTGTATGCAAATCGGAAAACTGGAACCTGCACTGTTTTTACATTGGGCACATTAGCTAGTTCGTCTGGATCGGGTTGGATTTATAGTGTAGATCCACCACATGCGTATGTGGTAACATGTGCACATGTGGCTTTGGAAGATGCGTTGACAGTACCATTAGTTTATGCTTTAGAAAACGATATTATTCTTGAAAACGCCAATAATGTCATTGGGCAAAATGTACAAGTGTCGTGCACACTTCTGGGCATAGACGCATGTGCGGATATCGCGGTACTGAAAACGAACAGTGTTAGTGACGATGCGAACACGGGCTTTGACTTTTCGCTTGCTCAAGCAATTATACCTTTTGGACTAAGCGATTCAGTCTCTCCTGGAGACGCATGCGTGATCATCGGCAATCCTGCGGCCATCGACTCAATGTCATGTGCGGTTGGAAACGTTCGTGATGCCAAGCTTTTGCCACAGAGCCCCATTGAATCAACGGAAAGCATGTTTGTGACCGCGCCCATTATTCCCGGTAACAGTGGGTCACCTATTCTAGACACAAGTGGTAACGTAATCGGCATTGCGTCTTGGTTGTTGAGTTCCATGGGAACCATTCAAGCGAATTTTGGCGGCGGGTCGAATCAATTTATGATGGAACAGATAGTTAATAAGATTCGAACTTTGGGCGCGAATTTTGACGGGGCGGCTGGGAAGGGCTTTTTGGGCATTGGTGACTATCAACTTCCCGTGGGTTCGGTATTAAACAGTCTGCGCAGCTCGTTTCCGGCCTTTGCGGCATCTGGTCTTGATGTCCCAAATGGAGTCCTTGTTACTCAAGTGGATAGTGTCGGTATCACGGTCCCAGGTTCTCGGCTTGTGAATGCAACGCCTGTTATTTTAGTAAATGACATTATTCTTTCGATCACCAGCACCGTGCCTCCAGTGGAAACCATCACCATTGGCCCTTTTCAAAACCAAGCGAGTTGGGTCCGTATTTCACACTTTCGGGCGGGGCAAACCGTGACCCTTTCAGTCTTGCGTCCATCAACCGCAACAACCTTTGTGTCCAGTGTGATACTTGATGAGTTTCCAACCAGTCAAGATTTCGTATTTACATTGGCAAGTCGCCAGCTTTTATAGAAAAAAAAACAATATTTCCAACAGCGCAGTGTATTCCGGCACAGGTGAATTTGTTCTGTACTCAGTGTCATGCGACGCATCGCTTTATTATACCGATTTGTGTTATAATTTGTAGCTTTCAAATAAACGTTCAAATCTCTCAAGCATTTATTTTTTTTAAAAAGAGCCCATAACAGGTCTGGACGTGCACAAAAAATATTATTTATTTGACCAGAATATAACGAAAAAAAAAATAAACGTCGCTTTGTTACATGAAATATGCGGACGCTTTGGCGCTCATAACAGGGCGTTTTTCAGTTGTGTTTTATAATTCAGCGCGTCACGAATATTGACTTGTGTACGAAAACGAAGCCAGCTTTTCGTAATTATCCAGTTCATCCAACGCCATCCACCGGGACTATCTGCAACTTCTTTCAGAGTTTTACCTCGGTACTTTGTACCAAAACGGATTACGCAAGTGTGCCAAGAAGTGTGACTTTTACAAATCGGCGTTTTGTCATCTAGAAACACACCATAGGTTACTTCTTGGCATAAAATACAGTTCGCAGTAAATTTTGGAACACATGTGGGACAAAAATAAAGTGATATTTGCGCGCGAGTCAGGTTATTTTTTCCAAGAATTTTTTTTTCATTGCGGTTGGCAAAATTTTGAATGATTTTCGCATTGCCTTTAAGTAATTCCATCGTTTCAGAAGACGAAATGTATTTTTTCCGACATTATCGACACTGTAACTGTTCTTGTATAAAAAAAGATTACATGATCAATGCAGATAGAATAAAGTGCTGTTAGACACGTCGCTTTTGTTGGCTCACATTTTTGTTTTTAAAATGAAATTTGTATCACTTAAATAGTAAAAATGTTAAATTAATCATTAAGTTGCAAAAAATAAACAATTTTAATTGTTGATATAGAGCGCGTGGACGTTTCCAAGTGCGGACACGTCGACCACGTTAGTGCATCCCCGAAGGTTGAGCGTGTGAACGTTGCCAAGTGCCGACACGTCGACCACACTAGGGCACTCAGAAAGATTGAGCGTGTGAACGTTGCCAAGTGCCGACACGTCGACCACGCCAGTGCATCCACGAAGGTTGAGCGTGTGAACGTTGCCAAGTGCCGACACGTCGACCAC